ATATGGCAGGCATCAGTGACACATCATTGCAAGATGATGCTGACATGAATCCAAACCAATCACCTCAGGCTCAGGCCTATGCAGGCAAATCTTCGCAATCTCAAGAAAAAGAAGAAGTGCAAAAAATATTGAACAAACATCCAGATGCTTACAAAAAATTTAACGCAGGAGATGACTTGTACAATCATAAAGAGTTGTATTCAGAATTGGCCGACTATTACCACGATAATGGAGATATGCCTTATGGTACATACACCGCTAAAGATGGCGATCCTATCAATTGGCTCACCACTAGATTGGCCGATATGGGATTGATAGAAACCACTCAAACCGAAGGCAGCATAGAAGATGAGTATAAATTTCGTGATTGGTTAAAGAAGACACACAACAAACAAGTGCATGAATTAAAACCACAAGAATACGCAATCATTTCAAAACAATACAGAGACGAACAAGGAAAAAAAGAATCCTATCATCCAGGAGAAGGATCTGCAGAAGAATTAGCCAAAGAAATTTGGAACAACACTCCAGCATTGCACGATGAATACAAAGACTGGAAAGAATACATGGATTCAGAAGATTTTCAAATGGACTCAGACAAATTAAGAAGTAAATTTGAAAGCACAGGCGGTGGCCCTACCATTAGACAAATGAGTGATTTAGAATTGGCCAACTTTTTAAACACCACTGTGGCTGAAATCAAAAAAGACAGAGAAGCAGCAGAAGAAGCAGCTATGGAATTGAATAAAAAATATTCTGAAGATAATAAATCCAGCAAACAAGATCTACACAAAGGCTCCACCAAAATAGAAGAATTGGTTAAGAGTTTCTATGACTACACCACCAATAAATTTCCCAAAGGTGAAACAGCAGTGATCACAGCAGTGCAGAAACAATATGGAGACGCTGGTGCCAAAACTGCCATTGAAACCATCAAAGCTCTGCAGAGCGGTCAGAACAAAGAAATTGAACGCATCAAACAACTGGCCGGCTATTCCACCAAAAATTAATATTTCATTAACTACACACTTGACTAAATACACATATTAATATAGTATGTACAAATATGTGCTATATTATAGTGAGGCACAAATACAAACAGGCAAACAATAAGGAGGCTTATAATGGCTACACTAGCAGACATCCGCAATAAGTTGAAGGAACAAGAAGTTCGTTCAAGCGGCAACAACAAGACAAGCGGCGGCGACAACGCAATCTATCCATTCTGGAATCTAAAAGAAGGTGAACAATCAACTGTTCGATTCTTGCCAGATGGCGACTCAAACAACACTTTCTTTTGGAGAGAACGTTTGATGATCAAACTTCCATTCAATGGTATCAAAGGAGAAACTGATTCAAAACCAGTTCAAGTACAAGTGCCATGTATGGAAATGTATGGAGACTCTTGTCCTATTCTATCTGAAGTTAGAGGATGGTTTAAAGATCCCAACTTGGAAGACATGGGAAGAAAATATTGGAAAAAAAGATCATATATTTTCCAAGGTTTTGTCAAAGAAGATCCACTGAATGAAGAAACCAAACCAGCAAACCCAATCAGAAGATTTATTATTGGACCTCAAATATTCCAAATAATAAAAGGTGCTCTGATGGATCCTGAAATGGAAGATCTTCCTACAGACAAAATCAACGGAGTTGATTTTAAAATTATCAAAACCAGCAAAGGTGGATACGCAGACTATTCAACTTCTGCTTGGTCTAGAAAAACCAGACCATTAACTGAAGATGAAAACAAAGCAGTGGAAACACACGGCTTGTACAACATGAGCGATTACTTGCCTAAAAAACCAACTGAAGTTGAGTTAAAGGTGATGAAAGAAATGTTTGAAGCATCTGTGGATGGTGAAGCATACGATATGCAAAGATTTGGACAATACTTCCGTCCAGCTGGCATGTCATCCAAAACTGGAGACCCAGTGGTTAACACAAACGTTAAAGCTGAAACACCAAAGCCAATTGAAACTGCAACTGCAAAAGTTGAAGTAAAAACAGAATCTGTAACTGCTCCCAAAGTGGAGAGCAAAAGCAGAGCTGAAGATATTTTGGCAATGATTAGGTCTAGACAAAAACAATAAAGAGTGGTATATTGTAGTGGAGAGTTTGAATATTCTCCACTACGAACAAATAAAAGGAAAAATTTATGGCTACTAAGGCTTTCGACATATCGAAATTTAGAAAAACGTTAACAAAATCCATTGATGGATTGGGATTGGGATTCAATGATCCCACAGATTGGATCTCCACAGGCAACTACGCACTGAACTATTTGATGTCAGGCGATTTTGAAAAAGGAATTCCCTTGGGCAAGGTCACAGTGTTTGCTGGCGAATCAGGATCAGGCAAATCATACATTGCTTCAGGCAACTTGGTGAGACACGCACAAAAGCAAGGCATATATGTGGTGTTGGTGGACACAGAAAACGCACTGGACCAAAATTGGTTGCAGGCATTGGGTGTGGACTGTGATGAGAAAAAATTATTAAAATTAAATCTTAGCATGATTGATGATGTGGCTAAAACTATATCCACATTTATGAAAGAATACAAAACAGAGCATGGAGACAACAAAGACACTGCTCCCAAAATACTGTTCATCATAGACAGTTTGGGCATGCTGATGACTCCCACTGATGTGAATCAATTTGAAGCAGGAGACATGAAAGGTGACATGGGTCGTAAACCCAAAGCGCTCACAGCATTGGTGCGTAATTGTGTGAACATGTTTGGCAGTTGGAATGTGGGATTGGTAGCAACCAACCACACGTATGCTTCACAAGATATGTTTGACCCAGATGATAAAATATCAGGTGGTCAAGGATTTGTGTACGCCAGTTCAGTGGTGGTGGCAATGAAAAAATTAAAATTAAAAGAAGATGAAGATGGTAACAAAGTAACAGATGTGAGAGGTATTAGAGCTGCTTGTAAGATAATGAAAACAAGATTTGCCAAACCTTTTGAAAGTGTGCAAGTTAAAATTCCTTATGAAACAGGCATGGATCCCTACAGTGGATTGGTGGAACTGTTTGAAAAAGAAGGCATATTGACAGCATCTGGCAACAGATTAAGATATGTGGACCTTAAAGGTGTGGAACACTTGGAGTATAGAAAAGGTTGGACAGGTGAAAAGTTAGATATGGTTATGAAAGAATATCATAAGATCAAACCAAAATCTGAAACAGACACAACAGCAGAAACAGAAACAGTGAAAGAAAAGAAATAATGCAAGACGCCAGTCAACTGATAGAAACTTGGCAATTTTTCAAAGAGTACGTCGATAAGAAACAGATCGAAGTGGTGGCTGAGAAATATGTGGAAATGTGCGCCGACTACGGTGTGGAAGATGAGCAATTCAAAGAGGCCATGGGCAATGACCAAGACTTGGACAAAGCCATCATGTACTATTTGGACATAGAAGAAGACGAGGATCAGTAATGTCTGGATGGTATCAAAAGATATCCAAAGACATCAGTACCATTCCTGAAGCATTGGAATATTTCGAAAATCAATTGCAAGAAGCCAAACTGGAAATCAAAATCCGAGGCAATGTGGAAAAACAGGCAGCAGAAATGCCTGGCAATGTGGAACACAGATTCAATCAGTTACAAGAATTGGAAGCAGTGTTGGAGTATCTCAACATAGAACTGCGCAGACTGCGCAGCTCATACTTTAAAAAATATTTTGAAAATTACAACAGAGCACTCACCAGCAGAGAAGTGGAGAAGTATGTGGATGGTGAAGCAGATGTGGTGGACTATGAAAAGATCATCAATGATTTTGCACTGATGCGCAACAAATGGTTGGGTATTTGCAAAGGACTAGACCAAAAGCAATGGCAGATGACCAACATCGTCAAACTGCGTGTGGCTGGTATGGAAGACGCCAGCATCTAATCAATCAAAAACATTTTCTCAAATCAATTTCCAGCGTAAATAGCACAGCACACCGGAATCATGAAATTATTAATCAACAATAAAGAACTGGCATATTTTCTTTGCAGTCTCATCAATCATTTTGAAATTGCTCGAGGCATGGTCAAGTATGATCGCAGTGAGAGTTGGAATCAGTTAAAAAATATCAAAAGAGAAATACGACAGCACAGACGCTGGTTGAGAAAAATGCGAAATTCTGGAGAGGCTGAACAGGTGGAAGCAGCCAACCATGCCAAATGGAGTTGGGGCAAGTGGCCAGGCAAATTTGAAAAAGTTTTATATCGAGAGCTGAGCACATACGTGGGAAAAATATGGGAAATAATGGATCGTCGTCGAGCACAATATTTTGATTTGATACACAACAACATGGATCAAATAGTATCAGCACTGGGAGAACAGCGTGTGCTGAACTTATACAAACAGAGCAAATTCAAATATTTTGTCAAGAGCACTGGTGACACCATAGATCCTTGTGCAAAATATGTGCGTCGACAAAATTTTAACAATTACTCTGAGGACTGTCTAATTAGAAATACCACAGGCAATGAGCGACTGTTGACTGAAAAGATAGACCGCCAATACCCTTTTTGGTTTATAGACAGTGGCTATACCAACTTTTTAGAATCCAATAAAAAATGGCACAGACTGGTGCGTAATCACATACATCATGATCAGATGTTTGAAGCACCTGTGGACAGACTGGCCAACTTTGCCAGTTTTCCCCGACCTTGGCGTGAATCAGGAGAGAAAATACTGATCATAGAACCAGGTCCGTTTGCAGCTGGTATATTTCATGTGGATCTAAAAACCTGGAAATATGATGTGGAGCGTGAACTGAAGAAATACACAGACAAAAAGATTGTGTTTAGAGAAAAAGCAGAGAAAAAAATACGTACCAGTCTCATAGAAGAACTTAACAATGAAGATTACTACTGTGTGGTCAACATCAATTCCAATGCTGCCACAGAGGCCATTTGGAGTGGTATTCCTGTGATCACATTGGATCGTCATATCACTACCCCCGTTTCGCGCAGCAAACTGTCCGACATAAACAATCTAGCCAGACCACATCTAGCACGTTGGCTGTGTGCTGTGAGTTACAGTCAGTTTACTAAAGATGAATTATATGACGGCACTGCTATAAAAATTTTGAGGAAATATCATGTCTAAACTGACCACAGTATCATATTTAGACATACTACCCCCACACAATAAAAGTGAAGAAAAATCCAACATACTAAAATTTTTTCATCAAGGAGTTAATGCAGCAGGAGATACAGGCATATTACACAAAGGATTCAATTGCGTTCCGTGTGATGTGGCTTGTATCATGGGGTATGTACACAAAGATGGCAAACATTTGCCTCATTTGGATTTAAGACAAAAAATATTAGATTATCAAAAACAGTCTGGCAAAAAAACTCTCATAGCAGACAGCAATTTATTTTTGTATATGGATAAAAATAATCCCCAACACTATTTGCGATACAGTTTTGATGGAGTGTTTCCTACTACAGGATTTTATTTTGATAAAGATGTGGATCCTAATAGATGGATTAAAATAAGTAGAAATATGAACATCACACTGAAACCTTATAGAACACAGGGCAATCATATACTAATCTGTTTGCAACGCAATGGTGGTTGGAGTATGGCTGGACTGAGTGTGATCGATTGGTTGGATGATATCGTGAGAAAAATACAACAGATTTCCAGTAGAACTATTGTGGTAAGACCGCATCCAGGCGATAAAAAAATTATGCGTATTTTGAAATTGAAATATAAAAATGTTTCACTGAGTAATAAACCAAATTTATTGGATGATCTGCAAAACGCTTGGGCCACTGTGGTTTACAACAGTTCACCCAGCGTGGCCAGTATCATAGAAGGTGTGCCTGCATTTATTACAGACCCTGAACCCAAACACAGTCAAAGTTATTCAGTGGCCAATACTGATTTAAATCAAATAGAAAATCCCGTGTTACATGAAAGACAACCATGGCTTGAAAAAATAGCCATGTGCCATTGGAATTTTGCTGAATTACAATCTGGCGAAGCATGGAACTTTTTTAGGAGATACATATGAAATTAGAAATTATTACTAGCTTTGATCAAAAATATTATGATCTGATAGGTAAAGATGCTGTAAATTCTTGGTTGAAATATTGGCCTGAGGAGTATAGTCTTACTTGCTATGTGGAAGAATTTACTATGCCTGAACACCCTCGAATCAAACAAATACCATTTGATAATTTGTGTAAAGAATATTTTGAATTTCAAAAAACGTCTGTCAAACAAATAAAAAAATTTGCTAAGAAGGCATTTACTTTTATTCACGCTATGGAAAATTCTACAGCCGATAGAATCATATGGTTGGATGCAGATGTTATAACCTTACAAGCATTGCCAAAATCCTTATTATTAGAAACATTGCCTAGCAACGTTCTTAGCACACACATGGGAGTGATCTATTATGCAGATAAATCTGGTAACCCTGGACTATGGTTTGTGCCTGAAACAGGATTCTTTGCAATCAACACTCAACACGAATTGTTTGAAAATTTTAAAACAGAATACAAACGTCATTATGTAGAAAAAGATCATAAACATTTGAGAAGATTTTATGACAATGATGTGTACGGACATGTGTTTGAAAAATTAAAAGCTCCTGGTCATGATTTGTGTGACAAATTTGATAAAGGTTATAAAACACCACTACCACACACTGAATTAGGAATGTATTTGAAACATTATAAGGCAAAAGGCAGCAAAAAAGAATATATAAAAAGTAAATAAAATATAGTATGGATCATTTTTATCAAAATATTGACGGATTTATGAGTCATAAAAATACTATTTTTCTTGACATAGTTTTACAAAATTTTCCTGTTCAAGGAACTTGGGTAGAGTTAGGATCTTGGACTGGAAAATCTGTAGCATATTGCGTAGTAGAATTATTAAAAAAAAACGCACTAGGAAAATTTTATGCTATAGATACTTGGTGTGGAGGTGAAGAACTAAAAAATAATAAAAATACAAAAAATATTAAAGAAATTTTTTATAAAAATATACAACCTGTAATTGATAAAATAGAAATTATTGAATCTTTAAGTTGGGACGCAGCTATAAAATTTGATGACAACTCTGTTGATTTTTGTTATGTGGATGCAGGACATACTTATGAATGCGTTACAAAAGATTTAAATGCTTGGTGGTCCAAAATTAAAAGAGATTCATACTTTGGCGGAGATGATTATACTAAAGGACATCCTGGAGTTCAAAATGCTGTTTGGGATTTCTTTGGTCCAAAAAAAATTAAAGTAAATAGAAGTGGTCGCTGTTGGTTTGTTAAAAAATAATAAACTATTGTAAAGGATTGTGCCAATAAAAAGAATATCTTTTTAATACATCCAATACTACATTTGGATAAACTGGCTTTATTATTTCAGAAGCACTCTTGTGATTGACTGCAATCGTAGTATCTTTATTTTTAAATGCTTCTAATACTTGATTAGGATCTCTGTATTGACTTTCAATACAACTAACCACTTTGTTTTTAATTATTTCGTCATTGCCCATCCAAGTCCAATGCCAACCCACAGGGTCTGTTGTTGCAATAGCATTTACTCTATTTTTTCTTTTGATTCCCATTTCTTCACTGCCTTTGTATAAACCGTGTGGAGTTTTAAACATTCTTTTTCTAGCCACCACGCTACCCTTCCAATTCCGACCAGCTTTTTGATCAAATTTATAAAAATACATTTCAAACCCGCATGACACAGGACAATTATTTTTATCCATTAATTCCGTAATCTCATTCCATTTGGTTGGATCTATAATTTCATCAAGATCTCCATGAATTACTATATCCTCGTTATCAAATTTTTCTAAAGCACTTGCTAATCCCTGTCGCATCATTGTTTCACAAATTAAATTTGTTTGAGTTTCATCCAATTCTAAATTGACTATTTCTATTCTATCGCCATATTTTTCTTTGTATTTTTTAAAATTATTTTTTAAATTATAAGGTTTAAGTTTACCGCTAAAAGTTCTATTTGCTTCTAAAATAATCCAATGATCAACATAATTTTCTGAAATAGAAAGATGTATGTCTAACATATCAAATTCATCATTAAAAAGAGTTGTGTCAATTATCATATTAAAATTTATAAATTATTTGATATTCGTCATACATAGGCAACACAGATTTTTTTTCTAAATATTCAAAAATTTTTCTGCCTTTGCCGGTACGTTTGCCTGAAGTTAAAAAACTGTTATCGTCAACAGCAACTATCTTACCACTGTTTAAGAATGGCTCAATAACTAAAAATTCATTAAGATGATGAGTTGCGCTGGGTTCGTCATCAGACCATTCTACATCATAACTGTCTAAATAAAAAAGATCTATTTGGTCTAAATCAGTTTGTTGCTTTAACCATGCTACGCTATCACTACAATAAGCTGTGTAATGTTTTGAATTTACAAAATTATTTGCGGTATCAACAGCTTTCTGATTAATATCCACAGATTTCACCAACCCCCCATGCATTTTTGTCAACTCTGCAAATAGGAATCCACTGTTGCCGTCTTTCCAATTGTTGGGTTTACGTATGGTGCCTGTTTCTATAATATTAAAATTTTGATTTTTGTTTTTAAACATCATTTCAAATATGATTTGAAACCCTTTGCTGCGCTGATAGATTCCTTCTTTGAGTCCTCTTTGTGCTCCAGATGTTCTGATATCCAACAATTGACTGTATTTTTCTGCAAACACACTCAACCAATTTTCACTATTCATATTGGTATTTAACAGTTTACTGAGCATATAAATAGTTTTATTCAAAATTCTTATGAAGATATTTGTAGGTTACGATACTAGGGAAGACATCACATATCAGGTGTGTGAGCATTCTATCAAACAACATCAACCAAAAGCTGAAGTTCTACCACTTAAAATGAAAGAATTGCGTGAGGCAGGTTTGTACACACGACCCATCGATCCACTCAGCACTACCGAATTCACTTTCAGTAGATTTCTCATTCCTTACATGACCAACTACACAGGTTGGGCAGTGTTCTGTGACTGTGACTTTGTGTGGACTGTGGATGCGGCTGAATTGTTTGCTCAAGCAGATGATCGTTATGCAGTGATGGTGGTCAAACACGATTACACTCCTGCACCAGGAGTCAAAATGGACAATCAAAAACAGATGCCATATCCTAGAAAGAATTGGAGTTCCATGATACTGTGGAATTGTGCTCATCCTGCCAACAGAGCAGTCACTCCTGAAATGGTCAATAAAGAAACAGGACAGTATCTACACAGATTCAGTTGGCTCAAAGATGAAGAGATTGGTAGTGTGGATCACAGTTGGAATTGGTTGGTGGGTTGGTACAAAGAACCCAAAGACGGCGCTCCAAAAGTGTTGCATTACACAGAAGGTGGCCCTTGGTTCAAAGAATACAGGGATTGTGAACATAGTGATGTTTGGAAAAAATATTTGGCCAACATGCTTAAAATAAATTAGGAGTTTTATGAAAAAAATTGCGTTTGTAACTGGAATGACTGGACAGGATGGTCCTTATCTAGCAAAACTATTATTGGAAAAAGGATATCACGTGATTGGATTGGTCAAAAGATATTCCAGTCCCAATTTGGAAAATATTAAATTCTTAGGCATTGAAAACGATATTGAATTGATCACAGGTGATATCACTGACGATAACAGCATGAACCATTTGATAAAAACGTTACGACCAAATGAGTTTTACAATCTTGCTGCTCAAAGTTTTGTGGGAGCCAGTTGGGATCTTAACAAGGTCACCACTGAGGTAAATGCTGTGGGAGTGTTGAACATATTAAACGCTATTAAACATCATAACCCAAGCACTAAATTTTATCAAGCCAGCACCAGTGAAATGTATGGCAATGGCATAGGAACCATCAAACAGGATGAACACACTCCATTTCATCCTAGATCACCTTATGGAGTGGCCAAACTGTATGCACATTGGATCACCATAAATTTTCGTGAAAGTTACAGTTTGCATGCTTCCACAGGCATATTGTTTAACCATGAATCTCCCATCAGAGGCAAAGAATTTGTTACAAGAAAAATTACTGACGGAGTAGCAAAAATAAAATTAGGACTGGAGAATAAAATCGTTTTAGGCAATCTAGAATCACAAAGAGACTGGGGTTTTGCTGGAGATTATGTGGAAGCCATGTGGCAGATGCTGCAACAACCAGAACCAGGAGACTATGTGATAGCCACTGGAGAGCAACACAGCATCAAAGAATTCCTACAATTGGCATTTGACAGTGTGGGCATCACAGACTGGCAACAATATGTGGAAAGTGATCCCAAATTCAAAAGACCTGCAGAACTACATAGACTGTGTGGTGATGCCACCAAAGCAGAAAAAATATTAGGCTGGCAACGCAAAACAGATTTTAAAACCTTGGTCAGCATGATGGTGGCAGCTGATATCAAACGATTACAAAAATAATGCAAAAAAAAGCAGTGGTTACCACATTCAATCAATCTGGATATGACAAGTATGGCAGTAGAATGATACAATCATTCATTCAAAACTGGCCCATAGATATCACACTGTATGTGTATGCAGAAGATTGCACAGTGAAAGAATCAGCTGCAAATGTTGTGGTAAGAGATCTACATGCAACCATTCCAGCATTGGCAGCATTCAAAGAGCGTTGGAAAAATGATCCAAAAGCTGTGGGTAAATTGGCCACAGGACCTGCGGATCGCAGAGGCAAACAGCCTGGCATTGGATTTCGTTGGGACGCTATTAGATTCAGTCATAAAGTTTATGCTGTTTGTCACACAGGTGTTAACTGTGATGCTGATGTGCTATTTTGGATGGATGCTGACACTTTTTGTCACAGTCCTATACAGCATGATTTTATAGATAGTATGATCAATAGTGGTGACTTGTGTTTTTTAGGCAGACCAAATAAATTCACTGAGTGCGGATTATATGCTATGAATTTAAAAAATTCTATCACAAATATTTTTTTAAAAGAATTTCAAAACGCATATGATACAGCTAGAATTTTCACAATGAAAGAATGGAATGATTGCTGGGTATTTGATGAAGTAAGAAAGGAAGTTAAAAATAAGTATCCTGGATGGAGTTGGAATGATTGGGCTCAAGGTATTATTAAAGATGAAGGACATCCATTAATCAATACAGAATGGGGAGAATATTTGGATCACCTTAAAGGCAATCGCAAAACAGTAGGCAAAAGTTCACAAAGAGATTTGATTGTTAAAAGAAAAAATACCAAATATTGGTCTTAAAATTATTTTTGTAAAATTACTTCATAGGTTAATACGTTTATGATAGGACCTTTTTTGCTCTGAAAAGAGTAATCATTTATTTTCTCATCCACTAATTTCCAATCCAATATTGTTTTAAACTTGTTGCGCCAATATTCAGGTTTTTCTATAATCAAGTGAGCGTTTCTACCATCTGGTAAAAACTTTTTTGCTGGATAGCATGCTATCAGATGATACATAGTTTTATCGGAGAGTTTTGCAAGACTGCATATAGTAGAATCAATTTGTTGTGGTTCTACATGTTCTAATACGTCTGTGCTAAACACTAAATTAAAAGTTTTATCTGGTAGAACATTGTATTCATCTACTGCTGGATCGTATCCTTGAATCTGTAAATTAGAAAAAATATTTTTAATTTCATTCATTACGTTTCCTTTACCACATCCATAATCTAAGACCGTTTTTGTTTCGTGTGATTCTAAACATTTTTTTAAAAGAGCAGGTATATTATTTTTACTACCAAAACTAGGATTGGATTGATGTAGCTGTTTTAGTTTTTCAACGTATTCTTTTGAAATTAGATTTTCCATATTTTAATTTATTTAATGAGCCACAAGCACAACATTACGATGCAAAGGATCCCACGCTCCTATTTTATATTGAAACTTTTCAATACAAAACTTTAATGCTGCTGTTTCACCAAATTCTTGTTCTAAAACTAAGACGGGTTTATATTTTTCTATGGTTTTTATTGCGCCTTTTAATACAGGTAGTTCATATCCATCAACATCAATTTTAATATAATCAATATTTTCAAAATTAAATTCATCTATTGTGTACAACTGTTCATTGTACCAGCGATCTAAAGGAATTTTTTGTGCTGTAATACTGCCTGCTCCACTTACTTTTATAATTTTGTGTTCGTCACCAAGAGCACATTTAAAATGAGTAATTTTTTTAAGATCAACATTCATATGAAAGCGTTTTCTTTGTCTGTAATCAAAACAATAAACATGTTCAAAATCTTTGTGAATATATCTAGCGTATTCTCCGTCTCTACACCCAACGTCAATGGCATTTTTTTTTGACATAATAAATGGTAAACTTACCATCCAAGTTTGTTTACAATGATGATCGGGAAACTCTTCTGTACCATCTGGACTGTGAAAAAAGTCTTTTTCATACCAATTCCAATCAAAAGGATTAGAATCAAATACTGTTGGTTTTAAAGGCCATTTCATAAACTTTTAATTCCTTGTAAAGACATAATCTATATTACTAACTTGTTCTTCGATTTTATATCCAATCTTATTTAAAAATTTAATAGGATCCGGCATCAAAATATTTTGTCTTGTTAACACTTTGGGTTTATATTCTATTAATATTACAGGAGAATTATTTTTAAAAAAATTTTCACTGCCTTGTAAAAAATATCCTTCATGACTATCAATATCTATCTTAATAAAATCAATGTTTTTTAAATCAAATGAATCTAAAGTTTTAGAATTAATTTGTTTTTCTAAAACATGTGTGTTTGGTAATTGGTCTTTTGATAACGTGTTTATCCATGCTGAAAATGTTGACTTACCTAAAAATAATGTTTTTACATCATTTGAGTTGCTCAATGCAAAATTAAAAATTTTTAAATTTTGGAAGTGACTTAAATTTTTTTTACAACATTCAAATACGTCAGGATTGGCTTCAAACCCGATCACATTATTAAATTTTTTACATAAAATAGACGTGCTATCACCTATCCACGTTCCTACATCAATAGCTGAATTAAAATTTTTTATATAATTAAAAGATTTTTCTAAAGGAATAATGCAGCGCCAATTTTCTGAATTTACTTCTGACAAAGTTTTTGTATTGTCCTCATAATCTGGAACATACCAATTTCTCACTAATTTCATTTTTTAATCCGCACGTAGTTAGTGCTTATATTATAATATTCAATCATTTTATTTTATTTATATACTCAATTTATTCATCAAAAGATTTTTTAAATTTTTTTAATAAAATATTTTGTAATTGAGGATCTTTTTTCGTAGGACCAGTAAAACTCCATATCTTTGTCTGCATAGTTTTACTTATAAAATTATCTACTTGACTTAGATTTAAAAAGTTTTCACTGTTTGTGTTTTCATTAAGCATTTGTAAGGATATACAAACTTGATCTAATCCGTACATATTTCCTCTCATATATTTTTCCATTCCTTGATGAATTTTTTCAAAATTAATTTCTTGAAGTTTTTTATTATATAATTCAATAATTTTTTTTAAAAAATCAGATCGATTTTTAGATACGTATAAAAAATTACCACCAGATTGTTTCCAATAATTGTCATGATTTGGAAAATATAGAACGCCTAAATTTATTTTATTATTAAAAAAAATTTTTTCATTAAATATTAAATCAGCATCTGTTATATATGCTTTATCTAAAAGTTTTTTTGAAAATAAAAAATTAGAAATAAAATATCTAGAACAAAAATAGTAACTTTGTAATTTATAATAATTTATATTGTTAATTGAAAAATTTTCTGTAGTAATTGATAAATCAATATTCAAATTAATTTTTTTAATTTTATCTAAAAATTTTATAGAAGGATTAATTAAATGTATATGAACATCGTGTCCAACGTTATTACATGATAATAAATTATAAAATCCGTAATTTTTAAAATATAATTCATCGCATGCAAAGATTACTTTTTCTTTTGATTTTGAATATTGACAAAAATTAACATTTTGAAAGAACATTATAAATGTTTTTTTATCATATACTTGATTTATTTTTTATGTCCAACGGTTTCTCTTTCAATGTCTTCATGATTGAATTCAGCCCAATACAATTCAAAGGCCACTGTGTCCTCCACTGCCTCGAACTGATGATATTCTCCAGGTGCAACTTTGGTATACTGACCCGCTGTCAATACTGTTTCGTCTATGAGATCATAATTGTTCTTCCACACTCGGATAATCATCTTGCCAGACTCAACGAAGAATCCGTTCCACTTGTATTTGTGAGTGTGTTTGGAACACGTGCCTCCGGCTTTGGCCTCAATGCGATGGAATTCCAGCACTCCGTTGGCCTCCAGCAATTCTGTCTTGCCCCACACCTTGCCTGCTATCATGATGCATTCACTCTGGTTGATTTGGTATTAAATACTCACATATTTATCCATATGAAATTTGGTCTATTCAAAAAGAACGGAGCACTCAACAGTGCTGACATTTTCTACTATGTGGCAGACGGTTTGCAACAGCTGGGTCACACTGTGACATATGACACTGTGGAAGACGTGGATGTGCCTGTGATATGGTCACTGTTGTGGCATGGTAGAATGCAAGGCAATCACGCCATCTATCAATCATTCAGGAGTCGTGGTAAGAATGTGCTGGTATTGGAAGTGGGCGGCATACAAAGAAATGTCACTTGGAAAGTGGCACTGAATGGCATCAATCGTGCTGCTGATTTTGGTTCAGGTGAGATGGATTCCGATAGACCCAACAAATTAAAATTAAAATTAAAACCTTGGCGCACTGATGGCACACACATTTTGATTTGTGCTCAACACAACAAGAGTGAACAGTGGCGAGATATGCCCACATTGGAACGTTGGTTGCACAACACCATAATGGAAATCCGTAAACATTCCCAAAGACCCATTGTGATCAGACCGCATCCGCGTTGTCCTGTTGGAAACAATTTTAAAATGTTTGGTGATGTGAGCATCCAGAATCCTGTGCAAATAGATGGCACTTATGATGATTTTAATTTAGATTTCCACAACTGTTGGGCAGTGGTCAGTTGGAGCAGCAATCCCGGACCACAAGCAGTGATTGCAGGCGTGCCTGTGTTTGTGGGTCCTGACAGTTTGGCCTATGATGTGGCCAATCTAGATTTGGCAAACATAGAATCACCGCACATGCCCAATCGTGAAAATTGGTTGGTGAATTACGCTCACACTGAGTGGACTGTGGATGAAATCAGATCTGGTATTCCTTTTAAACGCTTGACTTTTTAATATCCGCCGCATATAATTAGCGTATGCTAATTTCTAATACATCACCCATGATATACACAGTGGAAGACTGCTTAGAGATCATGACAGCCTACAGTGAAATTTTGGTATCTCCTACTTTTGAGTTGTTGGAGCGTGATAAAAAAATATTACAAAGCATTGCTTCCAAAACTTTCAAAGGTGTGGGATTGACCGACAAACAATTGGCTGTGGTAAAAAAAATACTCTTATCCAATTACGCTTTACAATTTGCGGACAGAGGCATTGATCTGTTTAAATCTTTGGAACAATTGAGAGGTCCTTTGCGTGAGTTGGATCGATCTACCTTTATAAAAATTAAAAAAGTCAGCGACGTGCCTCAATTGAACGAAGTAATCAATCGCGGTAACTTTGGCATTGAGCACAAAGTGATCATTCTACGTTTTCCTTTCAACATGTCCTATGCACGTTTGGTAAACGATATAAAGAAAAAATTCAGCTATGACAGCAGATATCTCAACTACGATAATCATTATCTTTTTCCTTATGAAGAAAAATATGTGTATCATTTGGTGCACAGTTTTCAGAGCAAAATCAAAGACATTGATCCTGAACTCATCACTGCGTATGAAAAAATTTGTGCAATCAAAGAAAATTCCGATCAATATATTCCTGGCATCTATGATTATGAGATACGTAATGTGCCCAAAGAATTTGTAAACTTTTTACATCAAGACATTGGTGTGCCCAGCAAAGAAAATTTGTATCTGTACAAAGATCGTTGCAAGGCGTTGGCGTTGGAACATCTAGATCCCATCGATGTGCAGGAATCTCTGAAAAGTATAGACATCCTCAGTCAAAAGATTGCATCTAGGAACTCATTCATAGTGAATATCAATAGAGAGAAATGGACATTGGATCAGGTCATAAGATCCTTGCACACACTGCGTAGATTTCCTCTACTGGTGGTGTTGAACGAAAAAAATGCATTGGATGATTATCATGAAATATTTGTCAAATTAAAATTGTTGTATCCTGCATCTGCACATGCTGTGATGTTTAGATTGCCCAATCAAGGTGTAAAAAATATTGAGTTTAATCAGCGTGTGACTGAAGATCGTACCAATAATTCCATTGATGAAAACACAAAAATAGTTTATATTAATCATAAACGTGTGCCCAAACCACTGATCAAATCCGGTTGGCAAGCTAGAGCTGTTATCAGTGTGAGGAGTGAAAGAGAACACAATCAAGTGCAGCATTTTCTTGAACCGTATGATCTGATCATACAGTATGACCGAGAAGAAAGTCCTTGGAACATGTGGCATCACGAAATGGAGATCATATAACATGAGCAGATGTAAAATTATAATCCAGGACGAAGTGAATGTAAAAATTGATGGACTGGATGTGGACATCAGAAGAAAGATTGCCAACAAATTAAAATGGGCAGTGCCATATGCAAGATATCTACCACAATATAAATTGGGCAGATGGGATGGCAAAGTGGGATTCTTTGGATTGGGCGGCAATGGCTATGTGAACCATTTGGATGTGATCATACAACTGTTGAATGACTATGGCATAGAGATTGAAGAAATTGTGGACAACAGACACAAGGTTGATTTGAAATTCAACAAGATAAACAAAGATTTCTTTGCAGACAAAACTTGGCCCAAAGGACACATCATGGAAGGACAAAAAATTGAATTGAGAGATTATCAAGTAGAGGTTGTGAATAACTTTTTAGAAAATCCACAATCGCTGCAAGAAGTGGCCACTGGAGCAGGCAAGACCATTATCACTGCTTGTTTGTCCAAGCTGTGTGAACCATTTGGCCGAACCATAGTGGTGGTGCCCAACAAAGGATTGGTCACACAAACAGAAGAAGATTATATCAATTGTGGATTGGATGTGGGAGTGTATTTCGGTGATAGAAAAGAACTGAATCACACACATACCATTTGCACTTGGCAATCATTGAATGTGTTGGATAAGAAAACCCAAGATGGTGATGCTGTGGTCACATTGGCTGAATTTTTAGAGGGAGTGAACACTATCATAATTGATGAAGTGCATCAAGCCAAAGCAGAAGTTCTAAAAAAATTACTCACACACAATTTAAGAAATGCTGCCATACGTTGGGGACTCACAGGCACCATTCCCAAAGAACAGTTTGAATTTCAAGCCATACTGGCCAGCATTGGTCCTGTGATCAATCAAATATCTGCCAAAGAGCTACAAGACAAAGGAGTGCTGTCACAGTGTCATGTGAATGTGGTGCAATTGGTGGACACAGTGGTGCACAGAAATTATCAAGAAGAATTAAAATATCTAATGACTCATGAACCACGCATGAAATTTTTATCTAAAATGCTGATGAGAATCAAAGACTCAGGCAACACATTAATATTGGTGGATAGATTAGCAGCAGGCGAACTGTTGCAAAAATTAATTCCAGATTCTGTGTTCATACAGGGAGAAATGAAGCTAGCTGAGCGCAAAGAAGAATATGATCAAATATCCAATTCAACCAATAAGGTATTAATTGCCACTTATGGTGTGGCTTCTGTGGGTATTAATATTCCCAGAATTTTTAATCTAGTTTTAATTGAACCTGGCAAGAGCTTTGTGAGAGTGATACAGAGCATTGGCAGAGGCATAAGAAAGGCGCAAGACAAAGACTTTGTACAGATTTGGGACATAACGTCCAGCTGTAAATTTGCCAAAAGGCACTTAACCCAAAGGAAAAAGTTTTACAAAGAAGCAAACTATCCTTTCACAATGGAAAAAATGGAGTGGAATTAAAATTATGAGAATATTAACAGTGGACAACAATACTTT